GTACACACCTGCCTAACGTTGGTTGCGCAGGTCTGTACATCGCTCGACAGGTCTTGGAAGTGTAGCGAGGACGAGCTGATTAGGCTACGTTTTGTCCGTGGGCGCTTGCAGACTCGGCACCATTTTTAGGCAGATGCAGTCAAGGCTCTGCGGCAATCATGTGCTGAACGCAGCATTTTCAAAAGCGAGACCACCGAATGTGGCGGGGTGAATCGACCGTCCCTCAACGGCCGTTCAACGTCGTCGCCATACCCAGTGCGGCTTCACCAAAACGGCCGAAAGTCGTTGCCGCAGCATTGTCGGCGTTAAAGCGCGCAGATGCCCGAGCACGAGAGACTGGCGACTCTGAATGATCAAGACAACTCTGGCCTGAGGGACAACTTGTGGGCAATTTCCATAAAGGTTGGGGCGTTCTAACAATTACTGTTGTCAACCAGAGGCAAACTGGCCGGAAGTAACATTTCTGTCTTTGATTTTATATTGAAGTTTGATCCCCCTCAGCGGTTTATTCCTTGTTCGATTTTCCTCAATGCCGTTGATTTTCAGCTGCTTCTCAAATAAAATTTTAACCGTAAGGTCGACGTCAACTACGAGCATCGAGTTAAAAAGAAAAAGACGCCTCTTATGCATCAATTTTTCCCTTCTCTTGTGTCGTTCCCGAATGACGTTCTTCTCAAAACTTGTCGATTTCATGTAGTCTGGATCTTTGCTTAATCTATCTTCGAGCAAGCCTTCAAGTTCCTCCTTTGTCATACTTTCCGCATCCGATATTTTCTTATTGATTGCGGCTTCTAGTTCTTTAATCCCACCCTCTACTCTTTTCTTGATAACAGTTCTTGATTTTTTCTCTATTTCCTTAATATCCGCATTTATTGCATCTTCTAACTTTGTAAATGGCCATGGGTTCTTTGATGAATGAACTGACACTTGCAGCGTCAGTTTCGCACCAGCCGTGGGTATCTCGTTTCTTGCCCCGAATAATTGTTCCAAGCCTTCTTTTATATGAGTGTTTACGCCAGCCGTATCGTGGGATGAGCAGGTTTTTACTTGGAAGGCCCGGTTATATGTTTTTAATTTCTTAACTACTTCAACCGCTATGTCGGCCATTTCTTTATTTGACAAAGGATCCTTCCCAATCTGGTTTCGGCCCTTTTCCATTTGTTTTACTGCAAGATCAGCCTCGGCCTTATACCCTCTAATTTTTGAGAATATGTCCACTAGATTTCTTTCTGTTCGTTCTGCCGTTTCTCTTGCTAGGTTTGCCGCATTTGGTAATCCGCTATTGCCATATTTCTCAATCTTATCAAAATTGACCCTAAGGTCTCTCAGCGTTTTAATCATTGCATCTATTCTGTTTCTTGGATCTTGCATGGCGAATATTAATCTCCAAAACTTTGGGTCGTCGGGTCGGTTATCTTCCTCAGTGCCCTGTCTTGCTTTACCCGCTTGAACTACCGTTTAACACAAAGTTTGCCCCTTCTGGCGCGTCGGTCAACAGTTCGCTTGGCATTTGTCTGAGAGTAACAGGGGATTTAGCGCGATCGTGAGTACGCATTTCTCGCCATCGTTGGTGGTATTTCATGCTTCTGGACAGGCTGGCGGAGGAGAAAATGGGCAAGCCCTTAACGGCGCGGTGAAAAGTGTTTGCTCGGGAATCTTACGTTCGTACGCGTTCTTCGGTTAGGTTGAGCCTTAGGGCGCGTTATAGACGAGCCTACCATGTATCGTGTCGGCCAGCATGAAGTCGCAATTGGCCTTATACCTCTGTTTGAATGGCCGATTCCGGACCAGCTTACCAAAGATGCTGCCAATGCGGCGAATTCACTCTTCCCACCTTTTTGACAATGGCGCGGAGGGAACTAGCTCTGATGAGAACAGGCCGCAAATGGTTGGCACCAATCTACTCACCTTTAGCATCGTGCCCTGTCCTTCAGTTCAGTAATGCCTCGCTCCAACTGTCCCGACTTCCTTCGGCACCTTCCTCCTGCCCCACCACGTTGCCGCAACCACCATTGGCCGTGTGGGCGTTCAGCCCTCCGAAACCCTGACGTTGACCGGCAATCTGTCGGTTTTGCTTTCGCCCTCATTCTCGGCCGCAATGAGCGTGATGATTTTGATGCTGGTGCTATCGTCCGTACCACTCTCCGGCAGGCGCAGTCTGGCGCGGGCCGAGGGGCTCAACCCGAGTTCCGCCATGAAACGCCCCATGATCTCCAGCTGCTTGTTGGCGACCGTGAGCCAGGGCGATTGCTGGACATAGCCCGAGGGCGTCTTGATCAGCGGTGGCCCCTTGGCGAGATGCTCCTCGGCCTCCACCCAGCGTGCCCAGGCCTGACAATAGGCCGCCAGTGCGGCGCGGTCGGTCACCGACAGCACACCCATCCGGTAGAGCGGGGTCGCCAGCCGACGCCATTCCTTGCGCGCCACCTTGGAAAGATGGTCCGGACACCGCGGCAGCGCCTTTGGCGGGATCGGCTCCATCTCCCCTGCCCTGCTTCGGCCCATCACGCCGGGTCTGGGTTTCCTACCTCTCATGCGCTTCACTCTCCGGGGTATCCGCAGCAATCTGCGCACAGGGCTCAGCCATCCCGATCCGTTGCCTCTGCGCGGCAATCTTGTCCATCAGCCATGAAAGGGCATCACGTGCGTTGGACGGATCGGTTGTGGCAGACGCCTCGGGCGTGGCCGTCTCCCGCCACCCGGCTTGTGTCTTGAGATAAAAGATTGCCGAAGTGGTGTCACCCGCGCGCGCCTTCTGGAGCAGCCCGTTGGCCACATGCGCGATCGCCTTGGCCTTGCCCCTTTTATACCGCTCGAGAACCTCCTCATCGCGCTCACAAATAGCCCGGAAAGTATTGCGCGCGATGCCGAAGTAATCTGCAATCTGGTCCTGGTTCAGAAGGGCAGCCAGCGTTTCCACCTCTCGGCATTGTTCCTCTGTCAAGAGTATCTGGGGGCGCGCCATCACCGGTCCTGCCCAGCATGCTTTGCCGTCCCAACGCGGTTAAATATCCGCCGAAGCAGATAGCCGCGAGCGAGTGAGACCGCGACGAAGGCCGCGCTGATCCGCAGGTTGTCCTGCAGGGTGACGCTCACCCCGACCGCCGGGAAGACCGCAAGCTGCGTGGCAAGCGCCAGCAGATAACCGACCACCACATTGGTGCCAGCCTCGATCAGGGACAGGCGACGGCCTTGGCTCATGCTGCGGCCCGTTCAACCGAGAGATCGCCAAAGCTGCGACCGTCGGCCTCAAGATGCGCTGTCTCGCCGGTGAACTGCTCCCATCGCTGCACAATCACGTCCACATAGGCTGGATCCAGCTCCATGGCATGGCATGCCCTTCCCGTGGTCTCGGCTGCAATCATCGTCGTACCTGATCCGCAGAATGGCTCATAGATCGCCTGACCCGGGCTGGAGTTGTTGAGGATCGGCCGCCGCATGCATTCGACCGGCTTTTGCGTGCCATGCACAGTGGCTGCATCCTGATCGCGGTTCGGGATTGACCACAGCGTCGACTGCTTGCGATCCCCGGACCAATGCCCCGTGCCGCGCACCGCATACCAGCAGGGTTCGTGCTGCCAGTGATAATGGCCGCGCGAGAGCACCAGCCGGTCCTTGGCCCAGATGATCTGGCTGCGGATCTCGAACCCGGACGCGTTGAGGCTTTCGGCCACGGTGGTGGCGTGCAGTGCGCCGTGCCAGACATAGGCCACGTCGCCAGGAAAGAGCGCCCAGGCCGCGCGCCAGTCCGCACGGTCATCGTTGAGCACCTTGCCGGTGCGTTCGGTCTTTGCTGCGCCAACATCGTTGCGCCAGGCGGGATCGTACTCCACGCCATAGGGCGGATCCGTCACCATCAGATGCGGTTTGATCCCATCCAGAAGCCGGGTTACGTCCACCTCCGACGTTGCATCACCGCAGAGCAGCCGGTGGGAGCCGAGGCACCACAGATCGCCGCGGCGGGAGACCGGATCAACGGGCGGCTCGGGTGTTTCCTCTTCGCGTGGATCACCCTGAGCATGGTTGAGCAGCGCGTCGAGTTCCGCGCCCTCAAAGCCGATCCCGGCCAGATCCACGCCCAGCTCGTCAAGATCGGTCAGCTCCAGCGCCAGCAGGTCCCGATCCCATCCGGCCTGTTCGGCCAGCCGGTTGTCGGCAAGAATGTAGGCCCGCTTCTGCGCCTCGCTCAGATGGGCCAGTTCGATCACCGGCACCCGGTCCAGACCCAGCTTGCGCGCCGCCAGCACCCGGCCATGCCCCGCGATGATGCCGTTCGCGCCATCGACCAGCACCGGGTTGTTGAACCC